CAGAGAATCTTACAGGTGTCGTGAAAGAGGATCATGAGAGAGTGAAGACAGTAACAGGCATCCTGGAAGAAGTAAAGCAAGAGATGTGTGATGATTATTGCATATATACCAAAATGATTCCGAATTTTAATCAGGAATGTAAAGATATATGCGATAGATGCCCACTGAACAAATTATAAGGAGTGATACATAAATGGCATACAAAGATTGTCCGTGCTTGACTTGTAAAGATCGGGCACATGGAGCAAAGAGAGTTGCTTGCCAAACAGGATGCGAGAAGTATCTGTCCTGGAAGTTAAAAGAGCAGGAACTAAGAAGAAAAGAAAAAGAATCACGGCCTTATTACTCAAATGCAAGAAAAGCGATCATAAGAAACCGCCAGATGAAAAGAAAGAGCGGTAGGCAGATATGATTGATCCATGCAAAGCCTGTGCAGAGATAACCTGCATGGGCATTTGTGCCGATCAGGTGCAATACAAGCAAGAGTATCAGGAGATGGCGGATCGGATAAGGCAGCAGATAATAAATCGTAACAGGAGGGGAGAACGTGGACAAGAACGTACTGATCCAGTATTGTGACATGAAAGAAGAAATTAAAGATTTAAGGAGAAGAATCACAGAGACTGAAAAGCAGATCTGGAAGATTGCAGAAGAAGGAACTGTAAAAGACACAGTAAGCGGCGGTATGGGTGGAATACAGCACTTTGTTGTTGAGGGTATGCCAGTACCAGAACTTAGCAGAAAGAGGCTGCTGCTTAATAAACGAAAAGCTATGTTGATTGAAAAAGAGAATGAACTTTTAGAATTAACAAATCAAGTAGAACAGTATATAAGCAGCATCGAAAAAAGTGAATTGAGAACTATTTTCCGACTGTATTATATTGATGGAATGACATGGACACAGGTAGCACACAGGATGAATGCCATGCATCCTAAAAGAAAGATTGCGTACAATGAAAAGAATCTGCAGAAGAGAAATGAAAGATTTTTTGCAGAAAATGAATAAATGTCGCTCACTGTCGTAGGAAAAAGGTTTAATATATAAGCTAAGGAAAAATGATGAATGAATATTCATAATTAGTCCTCTTCTTTTTACTTATGAACGAACCCGGGTGATCTTCGGACCCTGGGTCTTTTTATGTCTAAATTTAGAAAGGAAAGAGATATGAATTTTAAAGATGCATTTGAATTAATGAAAAAAGGTCATAGGGTAAAACTTCCATCCTGGGGCGGATACTGGTACTGGGATCCAGAGAAAGAAACGGTTATGATGCAGTGCAGACCGAAGGACACTGACAAAGGACAGGGAGATCTACTTGATATTAGAGAGACACAGAGAGTTGAGTACACACTTTCTAACATCTTATCCAATGAATGGATTGTGGCAAATCCAGAGAACTGTCCTGTGCTTGGTGGAGTGGCTACATTTAGCTTTGGGGATGCTATTAAATATTTGAAACGTGGCCTTAAAGTTAAAAGAATAGGTTGGAACGGAAAGAACCAGTATATTCAGCTTGCAACATGTATTTCATTTAAGGCAGCAGATGGAACGATCGTTAATTGTGATCACAATGATATTGGAAATAAAGCAATTGCGTTTATCGGCACGTCTGGCGTACAAATGGGATGGTTAGCAAGCCAGGCAGATATGTTAGCAGAAGATTGGATGTTTGTAGAATAAAAGCCGGAGTAATCCGGCATAAGGACCTCTAGCTCAGCTGGTCAGAGCAGTCGGCTCATAACCGATCGGTCCAGGGTTCGAGTCCCTGGAGGTCCATTTTAGAGAAGGGAGTGAGCCTAGATGGCATTAACAGAAAAAAGAAAGCTATTTGCTGATGAATACCTGATAGATCTGAATGCATCTCGGGCTTACAGAGTTGCATATCCAAGAGTAAAAGATGGAGATGTAGCGGCTGCTGCCGCAAGTAGATTATTAAAGATTGAAGAGGTAAAAAAGTATGTAGCGGACCAAATGGAAGCGATCCATAATGAGAAAACAGCGGACGCCCAGGAAGTGATTGAATACTTAACTGCAGTAATGCGTGGGAAGAGTAATGCGGAGGAGATCGTTGTGGAAGGAATCGGAGATGGATGTAGTGAAGCCAGAGCAATAACAAAGGGACCGTCTGAAAAAGAACGATTGAAGGCAGCAGAACTTCTTGGCAAGCGATATGCACTTTTTACTGATAAAGTTGAAACAGATGTTGACATGGATCTTAATATTACAATTGACTATGGCGAGGATGATACTGGATGAACATAAAAGTACAGGCAAATCCTTGTTTTAAAGAAGTTGATCGTAGTAAAAAACGATACATCGTCATGAAGGGTTCTGCCGGATCTGGAAAGAGTGTGGATACAGCACAGCACTATATCCTAAGGCTTATGAATGATTCTGGGCGAAACCTTTTATGTGTCCGAAAAGCAGATGTAACGAATAGAGATAGCACTTTTGCAGAATTGCAGGGTGCTATTTTTCGGATGTTTGGAGAACGGTATAAGCGATACTGGTATATCAATGCATCGAATATGATTATAGAATGCAAGAGTAATCACAATCAGATCATATTCAGAGGTGTAAACGACGAAAGACAGAGAGAAAAGCTGAAATCAATCACATTCAAACGAGGAAAGCTAACAGACGTTTGGATAGAAGAAGCGACAGAGATCACACAGTCAGATTTTGAGATCATTGATGACCGATTGAGAGGCGAATTGCCAGAAGGACAGTTCTATCAGATTAGAATGACATTTAACCCTGTATCAGTACACCACTGGATCAAGAAAGTGTTCTTTGATCGTGCTGATTCTGATGTACTCACACACCAGTCAACTTACGAAAAGAACCGATTCATCGATGAAGCATATCACAGACGAATGCTAAGACGTAAAGAGGTAGACCCAGAAGGATACAGAGTTTATGGCCTTGGAGAGTGGGGAGAAGTTGCAGGTTTGATCCTTAAAAATTATGTCATAGAAGAATTTGATCGTACACCAGAACGCTTTGATTACATGGTAAATGCACAGGACTTTGGATTTAACCATGCAAACTGTATTGGGGAGGTTGGATTTAAAGATGGCGATCTGTACTTATGTCAAGAACTCTATGTCTACGAAATGGACACAGAAGAAATTATCAAAAAGGCAGCAGGGAGATTCAATAAGAAGCTTCGTATGTGGTGTGATTCTGCGGAACCAGATCGTATCAAGATGTGGAAGAAAGCAGGATACAGAGCAAGAGGAGTAAAAAAAGAGCCAAACAGTGTCAGTGCTCAGATTGATTATTTGAAACAACATAGGATACATATCTATCCAACGTGTGTAAATACAATTAAAGAAATACAGCAATGGAAGTGGAAGAAAGATGAGAGAACCAATACTTATCTAGATGAGCCAGTTCCATTTTTTGATGATGCAATGGCCATGTTACGTTATTCAATCGAAGAAGAACGAAAGCAGAAACCACGACTAAACACAAACGTGAAAGGAGGAATATGATGCGTAAAGAAATTTATAGGATATCGCCAGACGAAGAACTAACAGATGCGAAGTTGAGTCGGTTTATCGCAAGGCATGCTGCAGAAAGCACGTTTCGGTATAAACAATTACAAGATGTATACGAAACAGATTTCCCAATCTTTCACGAAAAACCAAAACCAGAGTGGAAACCCGATAATCGTATTGCTGTAAACTTTGCAAAATACATTGTAGACACAATGAACGGGTATTTCATTGGAAATCCGATCAAAATCATAGTAGATGGTGGAGAGGAAACGATTGAAAAATACATAGAATTCCTTGATCAGTATAATGATCAGGATGACAACAATGCAGAATTGTCTAAGATTTGCTCTATTTATGGAAAAGGGTACGAAATGTATTATAACGATGAAGAAGGAAACGTCGGAATTATATATTTAGATCCAACAGAAGCGTTTATGATCTATGATGATTCGGTACTTAAACGTGAACGCTATTTTGTTCGGCTATATAGGGATGAGGATAATGTCTTGCATGGAAGTGTATCGGACCAAGAAAAAGTTCGATGGTTTACTATAAAAGGGAAGATTGTTTGGAATGAACAAGAACAATTACATTACTTTAATGGGGTTCCAGCTACGGAATATCGTGAAAATAAAGAATGTCAAGGAATATTCGAACCGGTGATGTCCATAATCAATGCATTCAACAAAGCAATCAGTGAAAAAGCCAATGATGTAGATTATTTTGCAGATGCATATTTGAAAATTATAGGGACTTTGTTAGATGAGGATGAATTGAAACATGTTAGATCAGACCGTGTGATCAACTTTGATGGAGATGGCGAAAGTGTAATCGTTGATTTCTTACAGAAACCAAACGGAGACACAACGCAGGAAAACTTACTTGATCGATTACAAAATCTGATATTTTTAATTGCCATGGTAGCCAATATTTCAGATGAAAATTTTGGAACAAGTTCGGGCATTGCAATGGCATATAAATTGCAGGGAATGAGTAACCTTAGAAAAACCAAAGAACGAAAGTTTACCTCTGGAATGAATCGAAGATATAAGCTGATCTTTAGCAATCCTGGAAATGCTATGAAAAAAGATGATTGGGTGAAGTTGCATTATAAATTCACACCAAATGTTCCAGCAAACCTATTAGAGGAAAGTCAGATCGCACAAAATCTTTCTGGTGTTGTGTCACAAGAAACACAGCTCGGAGTCTTAAGTGTTGTGGATAATCCGAAGACAGAGATTGAGCGTATAGACAAAGAAGAGGAGAAGCCAAGAGATGTAGTGATGCAGCAGATGTTTGGAGACAAGACAGATGAGCAGTAAAAATTACTGGAGAGAGCGAGAAGAACGTCAGAGAAAATTGAATATCAAAAATGAAGCTGAGTATCAAAAGAAATTAGATGATATTTATGCGGATATGCTTGAAAATATAGAAAAGGAGATCAACGGATTCTATGTGAAGTATGCTAAAGCAGAGGGAATCACGATGGCAGAAGCCAAGAAGCGGATCGCCAAGATTGATATTGAAGCATATGCCAAGAAAGCAAAACGTTATGTTAAGAATAAGGACCTCTCGAAGAAAGCCAATGATGAGATGCGATATTATAATGCAGCAATGAAGATCAATCGATTAGAATTGTTAAAAGCCAACATAGGAATGCATTTGGTAGGTGGCTATGATGAGATAGAGAAGATGTTTGGAGATGTGTTCACACAGCGAACTGAGGAAGAAATGCGGAAACAAGCAGGTATACTAGGAAAGACGATTAATGATAATGCGAAAAAGGCAAGAGTGATCGTTGACGCATCTTACAAAAACGCAACGTGGTCCGAACGTATCTGGGCGCACCAGTCAATGCTGAAATCAGAAATCGACAAGCTTCTTCAGGAAGGGTTGATCCAAGGGAAACACCCAAGCGTACTTGCGAGACATTTAGAAAAACGATTTGGAGTCAGCAAGAGTAACGCAATTAGACTGATGGTTACAGAACTTGCAAGAGTTCAGACAGAAGCCCAGAAGCAGTCGTACATAGAGAATGGTTTTGATTATTATCAATACATAGCATGCCAGAAGTTAGATGCTTGTAGTGAATGTAAGAGACTAGATGAGGAAGTGTTCAAAGTAATTGATATGATGCCAGGAGAAAATGCTCCTCCGATGCATCCTTATTGTCATTGCAGCACGGCAGCACATATGGATGATAATGATTATGAGAAGTGGTTGGATACATATTCAGAGCATGGATTGGATTTTGATACGTGGAAAAATTCTGCAGAACAAGAAGAAAGCAAGAAAAAATATATGTATAATGATACAATAGCAAAAGAAGATTTAATTAACTCGTCCGAGTATAGAAGAAAATTCAATAATGTATCAGATCAAACAAAGATAAATAGAACCGCGTGGAAACTTTCTAAAGAGATAATTAAACATAGATCAGGCACAAAATATGAGGATTTAGCATTTATTGATAGTAAAACTTGTAAATATACAATAAATAAAAATTACAATGTAGAAAGTCAAGCAAAAATGAATAAGCCTATGAAAAAAATGCTAAACAAATCTGCTAAAAATGAGATTATTGCTATCCATAATCATCCTGGAAGTAATGTTCCTAGTACAGCGGATTTAATAGTATGTAAGAATAGGGGCTATAAATTTGGATTAGTTGTTTGTCACAATGGGAAAATATACAAATATTCGGTTGATAAAGATAAATTTAATCTGCCAATAGTAGCAGCAGCTCTTGACTGGATGGAAGCCAAAGGATATACTGAAAAAGTAAAGAAAAATTTTATGGATGCGGGAGTAAAAATGGAGGTGTTTTGATGGAGAAGGAAAAAGAATATGAAAGAATATGCAAGAAACTTGGATTCATTCCATCAGAGTTTAAAGCTCCGGATTTTGAAACCGAAGATGATTCATGGGAGAGTCCGTTTAAAAAATTGACTGCTGATGAAATCGAGTTTTTATTTGACAATGGATATTTTAATAATTAGCAATACCACTGATTGAAATGATTGGTGGTATTTTTATGCAAAAAATTAGGAAGTGATATATTGATTGAAGTAAAAGTACGTGATCATGAAATCACAGCGACAGGACATGCAAATTATGCAGAGTACGGCAAAGACATTGTATGTGCATCGGTGTCGATGCTATTGCAAAATTTGATCAAGTCAATTCATGATCTAACCGATGACAAAATAGAATACGATTTAAAAGCTGGACAGGCTTTTATCAGATACAGGGATTTATCAGAGAAATCAAAAACTTTGATAGATTCCTTTTTTATTGGCATTTGCAGCATCGCAGATGCTTATCCGGATTATATTCGGATTGTGTAACTGTTGTGACCGAAATGTCGTTAAACTAAGTTTTTATTAGCAATGATCTGGAAGGGACGGATCAGGGCGAAAGGAGCGAATATGGAAAAGTATAAGTTATTTTTACAGCTGTTCACAGAAGGAGATGACGGTGGGACTGGAGACGGGAATGGCGATGGATCCGGAACAGGTGGAAATAATGAACCAATGTCGTTTGATGACTTCTTAGGCCAGGAAGGAAATCAGGCGGAGTTTGATCGCAGAGTAAACAAAGCAATCAAAACGGCAGTGGCTAATGAAAAAGAAAAATGGAAGACGCTGACCGATGACAAGCTGACTGAAGCAGAAAAGCTTGCTAAAATGACAAAAGAAGAAAAAGCGGAATATCGTGCAAAGAAAGCAGAGAAGGAACTGGAAGATCTGAAAAAGATGAACGCCAGAACTGAATTGGCCAAAACAGCACGAAAGATGTTAGCAGATGAAAACATCAACATTCCAGATGAACTTCTCAGCAATTTGGTAGCAGACGATGCAGACGGAACTAAGACAGCAGTTGAATCATTTGCAAAAATGTACAAAGCAGCTGTGCAGGCAGCAGTTAAAGAAGCGATCAAAGGAAAACCACCAAAAGCAGGAACAGGCGGTGGAAACACGATCACAAAGGAGCAGATAATGGATATTAAAGACCCGATTGAACGTCAGAAAATGATCCGAGAAAATATTAATCTGTTCCAGTAAAGAAAGGAGAAGAAATGGGAAAATATAAATTAGACCTGCAGTTATTTGCAGCACCAGATGGAATGACTGGACAGGGAAACTTAGAAGTAAAAGCAAGGGAAATTGACTTTGTAACATCTTTCGGAAAGAATATTCAGGCATTATTAGATGTACTTGGTATCGCAAGGATGATCAGAAAAGAGAATGGAAGTGCCTTAAAAACAAAAGAAGTAACAGGAGAGCTGAAATCTGGAGATATTGGAGAGGGAGAAGAAATCCCATATTCTCAGTACAAAGTAACAGAGAAGGTATTCGATACGATCAAAATCGAGAAATACCGAAAAGGTGTATCTTTAGAGGCAATTGCTGAAAAAGGATATGATATTGCAGTGAACGACACAGACGAAGAATTTAAATCGGATCTTCAGAATAAAGTTAGCGATAAATTCTACAAACAGTTAAAAGCTGGATCATTAACAGGAGCAGAGACAACGTGGCAGATGGCTGTTGCAATGTCCATCGGAAGAGTGAAAGACAAATTTAAGAAGATGAAAAGAACTGCAACAGGTGTTGCTGTATGGGTTAATACACTTGATGTATACAAATATGTAGGTGCAGCAGATATCACACTGCAGACAGCATTCGGCTTTGAATACATGAAGAACTTTTTAGGTGCTGATGTAGTATTTATCAGTTCCGAGATTCCAGAGGGCGTTGTAATCGCTACTCCTTTAAACAATATTGTAGCTTATTATGTTGATCCAGGGGATTCAGAATTTGTAAAAGCTGGATTATCTTATACAACAGATCCAACAACAGGATTTATCGGATTCCATGCACAGGGAACATATGAAAGAGCTATCTCTGATTTATTTGCGATCATGGGATTACGTCTTTTCTGTGAATATCTCGATGCGATCGCTTATACAAGTGTTGGAAGCAAAGATACACAGACTCTTGGAGAATTACATCTTACAGCAGCAGAAGGTACAAATGATAGCGATACAGCGATCACAGTGGATGAACAGCTTATGTCTATGAAAAATATGTTCAAATATAAGGTAAACGCATCCGCAGCAACAGCCGTAACTTATGGTATGGATGTAAAGAACTGGTCTAAATGGGATGGAAAATCAGAAATTACAGCAGCAAAAGGCAATCATGTGACAATCGTTGAGTGTGATCGTAACTACAAAGCAGTAAGATCAGGGGATGTAGTATCCGCTGCAAAAGAATAGTGAGGTGTTGATATGGTTTATGAAGTAGTAAAAGCATTTCATGATCTGCAGGATTATAAAGATATTAAAGGTGGTAAAGTGTATCATCACTATGATGTTGGGGATACATATCCAAGACAGGGATTAAGTCCCGATGAAGCAAGGATTGAAGAACTTTCTGGAAGTGCAAATGCACAAGGGACACCTCTGATTGTAGAAGCAAAGGAGAAAGTGGATGCTGAAAAAGCTTAAGACAATGCTTGGTTTTGAAGATTCCACGCAGGATGAAAAACTGATGCTGATCTTAGATTCTGTAGAATCAAGGCTTCGATTGCTTCTTGGTGGTACTGATCCACCGAAAGAGATGGAACATATCATCATTGAAGTAGCAATCATTCGTTTTAATCGTATCGGATCTGAAGGTTTGGCAAGCCACAATGTCGAAGGAGAAACACAGTCGTATGCATCTGCAAATGATTTTGCTCCATTCATGGATGAGATTGAAGCATATTTGGAAATGCAAAAAGATGCAAAACGAGGAAAGTTGAGATTCCTATGAGATATGATACAACGATTTACTTCCAAAGATTAATGCAGGGAGAATACGACAAGGAAACCGGAGATTATAAAGAAGATTCTGTGAGTGAGGTTTCAAGACAAGCATCAGTTATGGATACAACAACACAGATGATGCAATTGGTTTATGGAATGATCAAGCAAGGCAGTCTAACGATCCAGTTACAAAATCATTATGATCAACCATTTGATCAGATCAGAGTTGAAAATACAATCTATAAAGTTGATTATTTCAGGAAACTTCGGACCAAGCAGACTTTTATTGTATCGGAGGTACAGTGATGAGTGGTATCAAGGTAAATGGTTTAGATCAGCTTAATGCAAAATTAAGAAAGAACATGGATCTTAATGCAGTAAAGACAATAGTCAAAAAGAATGGAGCGGATCTCCAGAAAAAAGCGCAACATTATGTACCGGTAGATACTGGAACATTAAAAAGAAGCATTGGCCTCAATATCAAAGATGGCGGCTTAACTGCGGTTGTAGCACCAACGACAGATTATGCAGAATATGTTGAGTATGGAACACGTTTCATGGAATCACAACCGTACATGCGCCCGGCACTGGGCGAGCAAAAGCAGATTTTTAAAAGTGATTTAGAAAAGGTAATGAAATAATATGGATCCACAGCAGGAACTATTTACTGCGCTGCTGTTAAAATTAAAAGGAAAATATGAGGATACGGGAATTGGTGTGTATGATACATTCTTACCGCCAGATGGAACCCCGTATCCTTTTATTTATCTTGCTGACAGCACACAGGATGATCAGGCAAATAAAACAACAGTCTTTGGTGCAGTTAGTCAGGTAATCCATGTCTGGCATAACAATCCAAGACAGAGAGGAACACTATCGAAGATATTATTAGAGATCAAAGATATGTGTTACAAGATTGGAGAAACAAAAAACTTTGGTTGGAATCTTGTAAGAGTAAATCAAAGAATCCTCTCAGACACAACAACGAAAGAACCCCTGATGCACGGGGTTTTAGAATTAGAATTTACATTTAATTAGGAGGTAGCAATGTTAAATTTACAGCTTTTTGGAAACGAAGCGGTACAAGGTAAGAAGATTGTTTATCTGTATCGAATTTTATCTGAATCAGCAACACAAGCTGGTGCGACACTTGCGTTCACAACAGAAAACGGCCGTACAAAGTCAAAGGATGCAGATTCTACTGCAACAAAGGATGGTTCTATCAGAACACCAGGTGCAGCAGAAGTAGAAATTACTGCAACTTCAATTCTGAAGAAAGACGATGAATTAGTGGATAAGCTTGAAAAGGCTTTAGATGATGATGAACTGATCGAGATTTGGGAAGCTAATTTAGCAGAACCAGCTGAATCAGGAAGTAATAAATTTAAAGGAAAATATTTTCAGGGGTATCTAACAGAAATTGAACGAACAGCTAATGCAGATGAGTTTGTAGAGGTTTCTTTAACATTTGGTATCAATGGAACAGGTGTGGATGGAGATGTAACTGTGACAACACAGCAGCAGGAACAGGCGTATACATTCGTAGATACACCAAAAACAGGAGCTTAGGAGGAAATAAGATATGTACGAATTACAGATTAACAAATCAACATATGAATTTAACTTTGGAATGGGATTTATGAGAGAGATCAACAAAACAATTGCTGTCCCAGTAGAAAATATTAAAGGAAAAACAAAAGACATTGGTCTGCAGTATAAAGTTGCAGAAATGCTTGATGGTGATCTTGATGCATTAGAAGATGTTTTATTGGTAGCGAACAAAGGATTTACACCACGACTTGAACGAACAGAGTTAGATAAGCACATTGAGGATGAAAACACAGATATCGATGCATTATTTGATACGGTATTGGGTTTCTTAGAGAATGCAAATGCTACGAAGAAAACGACACGAGAGCTGAAGGAAGAAGTGGAGAAACAGAAGAAGAAACAGCAGGAAGAATAAAAGATTTTGAAGAAATATACCGGGAGCTGGCGATTGACTGTTTCCGGTATTTTGGTTTTACGTCGTTTGATCAAGTGGACCAATTGACGATTGCACAATATGAGATCATGGCCGAAGCGGCAAGGCTAAAAGAAGTAGATAAAGACTACAGAAATCACTGGCAAGCGTTTCTTAATTTTGCCGTACGTGCAAAAAAGAAAGCCGGAAAGAACAGACAAAAACCAGTCTATCCAACATTTAAGAAATTCTACGACTACGAAGATGCAATCGATCAGGCAAAACGAAAGAATAAGCCAGATCGATTTGAGAAGATGAAGAGATTGCTAAGAAGGAGGGAGAGCTGATGGCAGAATCATATAGTGTTGAAGCAATATTAACTGCGAGAGATGCTGGATTCGAAGCAGGTATGAAAGCAGCTCAAAAATCCACACTATCTTTAGGAAAAGTTCTTAAAAGCGGAATCGGTTTTGGGGCAATGGTGGCAGTAGGAAACAAAGCGGTGTCTGTAGTCACTTCTGGACTTTCAGAAATTGTAGGAGGATTAAACGAATCAAGTGCCGCATGGAAAACTTTTGAAGGTAACATGAGCATGAATGGTCATGCAAAAAAAGAGATAGCAAGCACTAGAAAAGAACTTCAAAAATTTGCGGAGCAGACAATTTATAGTTCTTCTGATATGGCATCTACGTATGCGCAGTTAGATGCAGTTGGAACCAAAAGCACAACAAAACTTGTAAAAGGATTTGGAGGTTTAGCTGCAGCAGCAGAGAATCCACAGCAAGCAATGAAAACTTTATCTCAGCAAGCAACTCAGATGGCAGCAAAGCCTAAAATACAGTGGGAAGATTTCAAGCTGATGGTTGAACAGACACCTGCAGGTATTGCGGCTGTTGCCAAAACGATGGGAAGATCTACACAGCAGTTAATTAAAGATGTTCAGGATGGTAAAGTAAAAACTGAAAACTTCTTTGCAGCGATCGCTAAGACAGGAACGAATAAGCAGTTTACAAAGCTTGCAACAGAATACAAAACCGTCGGGCAGGCAATGGATGGATTGACAGAGACAGCAGCAAATAAACTACAACCAGCATTTGATAAAGTATCCAGCATTGCAATTAAGGGAGTAAGTGATGTAACAAATCTTTTGGATAATGTCGATGGCAATAAAATAGCAAGTAAGATTGGCAGCTTTGCAACAAAGGCAGGAAAATACTGGTCTGTTTTTAAGACAGATGCAAAAGAAGTAGGTCAGGCATTTGGATCTGCTGTAGATGCTGTAGGCAAAAGTTTTGGAAAATTAAATGGATCATTTGGATCTGCAAAATCTATATCTGGATTTAAAAGTGTACTTGGTGGAATTACCGGAGGTCTAAAAAGCTTCGCGGGATTTTGCGAAGATCATTCAGATGCAATTGCATCATTGATAACACAATTACCCAGATTGTTAGTAGCCTACAAGGGTTTTAAAATCGTAAAATCAGTTGCACCGGCGGTACAAACATTTGGATCAGCGATTACTAAATTAGCAGGAAAAGGGATTGCTGCAATTGCCGGAAAGCTATTTGGCATTGCAATTGGAGAAAAAGCGGTTGGATCAGCAAGTATGGAAAGTGCCAGACAAACAATGCAAGCAGCAAAATCATTTATGATGCTTGGGGTTGGAGTACTGACGATAGCTGCGGGTTTTGGAATTATGGCAGGAGCAGCCATTGCACTTGCTAATTCTGGCGGAGTAGCGATTGGAGTTATGACTGGTATGGTTGGTGCTTTAGCATTAATCGGACTCGGAATGACAGCAATGTTAAAAAGTGTATCTGTTGCACCAGCACAGCTATCTGCTACATCGGTAGCGTTCTTAGCGATGGGCGCAGCAGTCATATTAGTTGCAGCAGGATTGGCAATTATGGCAGCGGCAAGTATCGCACTTGCTAATGCAGGTACACCAGCGATTGCATGTATGGCAGGAATGGTCGTAGCAGTTGGAGCGTTAATGGCAATCGCAGGAGCAGTTGGACCAGCAATGACAGCAGGAGCGGTTGGTTTTATTGCATTTGGGGCTGCAATTGTGCTTGTAGGCGCCGGAGCATTATTAGCCGCAGCATCATTAGCAGTTGTTGCAGGAGTTCTTCCAGCAGTTGTCCAATATGGAATATCTGGAGCAACGGCAATCACAGCGCTTGGAGCTGCTATGGTAGTATTCGGAGCTGGATCATTGGTAGCAGGAGCCGGATGTGTTGTGCTTGGAGCAGGTCTTTTAGTTGTAGGAGCGGGTGCGGTAGTGGCAGGAGCCGGGCTTCTGGTATTAGGAACTGCTCTGACTGTAACAAGCAACGGATTTACGTCATTTGGAAATGTTATTAAAACAGTTGTAGATGCAATCAGTGGTGGACTTACAAGCGTGCTTGGGGGAATTGCTAATGTAATCAAATCAGTTGGAGATTCTGCAAAAAATGCAGGAATAGGATTTAAGAGTACAGCTGAAGGGATCAAGATGATTTCAGGATTATCGATTGGATCTATTGCGAAAAGTCTTGGTGCGGTAGCGATTGGAATTGGGAAAATTTCTGGTAAAGGACCGGGAATACAGCAGACTGCAAATGGCATGAAAACTTTATCTGCTGCATCAGTATCTGTAAATACAAGTTTTGGGTCTATGGGATCTAAAGCGACATCAGCTTTATCAAGTATAAATAAATCAATGACTAGTACAGCCAATAAAGCAAAATCTGCTGGAAAACAGACAGGAAATGGATATGTTTCTTCGTTAAGAAGTGGGTTAAATAAAGGACCAGGCATTGCTTCAAAAGCTGTATCAAGTACAAATTCAAGGCTGCGCTCAGGAAGATCAGGAGCACATAGTGCAGGTGCTTATATCAGTCAGGGCTTTGCACAAGGAATGAGTTCATGCCTTGGACAGATCGAAGCTGCAGCATCCAGAATGGTATCCGCAGCAGAAAAAGCGATTAGGGCAAAAGCACAGATTCATTCTCCATCTAGAATGACAAAAAAAGATGGTCGCTATATAGCTGCTGGTCTTGCAATTGGTATTAAAAATGGTATCAGTAATGTAAAAACTGCAAGTAAAGCGTTGGCAAAAACAGCAATCGACACGATGAAGAAAGCTACAAAATCACGTAAATACGAAGATGCGGCAAGTAATGCTGTAAGTAAATACAAAGATTCTATGAATAGTAAAGTATCTTCAATTACTAAGTCTTTGAATAAGAAGATTAATGCTGGTGTAAAAAAACTGCAAAAGAAAAATCCAAAATTAAAAAAAGCGTATACGCAAGTTGGAAAAATTCTAAAATCAGACATGAGCAAAACGATAAAGTCACAAGGAAAGAAAGCTATTAACGCAGCAGACAAGGCGTTAACAGCTCTTGGAAAGAAGTATCAAGAGAAATACGATGCGATCATTTCAGACAGGGATAATTATAAGAGCAAATTAGCAGATTATGGAGATTTGTTTAGTTCTGATAATTACGGATATATTTCGTTAGTAAACTTTAAAGCTCAAAAAAACCAAGTAGAACAACTTGCGAAGAATATGGAAAAACTAAAAAAAGTTCTTCCACATGATCTGATGCGTGATATTCAGAATTTGGATACAGCACAAGGATTAAAGTATACGACGGAATTATTAAAAAAGAGTGATTCCTGGTTAAAACAGTATGGAAAAGACTATTCAGAATTTATGACCAGTGCGGACAAAAATGCAAAATCATATTATCAACCGTATATTAAGCAGCTTGACAAAGATTATAGCAGTGCGGTTACAGCAGAGCTAAGCAAATTGAAAAAACAGATGAATACGATTGCGCAGGATGCAACAAAGGGATTTGTTAAAGGACTGACATCTAAATCAAACAAAAAAGCCTTAAATAAGGCAGCAAAAGATTTGGCAAACATCCTTACCAAAGCCGTAAAAGGGAAATTAAAAATCCATTCGCCATCCCGTGTTATGAAAGCCTTAGGAGTATTCGTTGTAAAGGGATTTGTCAATGGAATCTCTTCTATGGCAAATACATTAGATAAAATGATGGATAGCATAATTACAGTTCCAAACTTTAACAACCTTGCGATCGCAGGAGATGTTGGAGGAAGTCTTAACAGTGATTATGACTATTACACACAGGCAGAATACACGATTATTGTCCCAGTTGATCTTGATGGGAAAGAGGTTGCAAGAGTAACAGCACCATACACAGAAGCAGAGCTAAACAAACGACAGACAAGGCAGAACAGAAAACTTGGAAGAAAGTAAGGAGGGAGAAAGACGTATAATTTTGTAGATACAACTCAAAAGGCTTCAGAAGGTTCTCTCCCTTCTGAAGCTCTGAAAATTAATGGAGAGTATATAGAAAATCAGATTACTGGCTACAGAACGCTTTATGTGTCTGGGAGAGAATCACTTGCACCAGAGTTGACGATGATTGAATCTGGAAGTAGAGATGGATCGGTGCTAAATTATAAAAGATATCCAGTAAGAACAATCACAGTAGGGTATCAACTACTGACAGCAAGTGCCGAAAATTTTAGGAAAGCGTATAATGTGCTGATGGATATTTTGAGTGTGGAAGATTCGGAACTTATTTTTGCTGATGAACCTGATAAGTATTTTACCGGAACATTCACATCGATGAGTGATATAGATCCAGGGCGAAACTGCGTTACTGGCGAAATTGAGTTTACTTGTCTTGATCCATTTAAGTATTCGGTAGATGAATATGAAATTGAGCCAGAAAGCGACGGAAACTACTTTGCAGTGCAATACAATGGAAATTATAAAAGTTATCCAACATTTGAGGTGGATTTTTATAACGACGAAAGTGGAGAAGAAAATAATAACGGAAGATGTGGATACGTTGCTTTTTTTGATGATGAGGAACACGTTTTACAATTTGGTAATCCAGATGAATTATCAGAAGAACAGGTGGAAATTGTAGAATCTGAAACAAATACATATTCTGTGCCAACAACAAAAGTGCTACTAAATCATTCATTCAAAAAATCTAATTCCTGGAATGGAGTGAAATCTAAATATATAGTAAACAAAGGTATTATTTATAAATCTTCAGTTCAAACAGGAACAATTGGAGCTGTGCATTCTTATAACACAACAGCGGAAGACACTTATTATCTTGCAGCAACTGGATTCGGAACAGGCAATAGGTTTCATGGTCCTACTGTTACATACACTCTGTCAGAAGCAGCAACAGATTTTGAACTTAGTTACGCACAGAAGATGTGCATTGATAGTTCGAAGGATGGGAAAAAGCAATGTGGAGCATTTCAAATGATTTTATCAGATGCTTCTGGAAATATCATTGCAGGTGTAGACATTTACAAGGCATCAGATGGTACAAAAGGAAGGTATCGAATGATTGTTGATGGAAAAGTACAAAAAGAAGCCGAGATTGATTTGTCATTAAATAATAAGTTCTTCGGACAAAACAGAGTGGCAGATAAAAAGAAGAAAATTACAGAAATCAAAACAGTTAAATCATCTAGCATTACAAAAAATGGAGCTGTAATGAGCTTTAATTTAGGAGGGATCAAGCAGAGTTTTACATTCAATTCAATCAAAACAAAGGCAGTTAAAAAAATTACAATTATGGTTTCAAAAAAAGCCAACAAACCAGCACTAAAATATAATGGATTATATTATGCGAAAATAGTGAAAAACTATTCTAAGCAAGTAACAGAAACAATAGATAAAATCGTAACAGAATATCATGATGTACAAAATAAATTCAATGCAAACGATGTATTTGTGGTTGATTCGTCCGCAGCAAGCGCCAAATTAAACGAACTAGATCGATCAGATTTAGGTGCGTTAGGAAACGACTGGGAAGATCTATATTTGCAAAAAGGTATGAATCAGATTGGATTCAGTTATTCTGATTGGGTAGAAAGCGATTATGCCCCTAAATTTAAGTTACGATATCGAGAGGTGTTCTTATGATTATATATTTTGCTGACCGCAAAATGGATATTTTAGGACAAGCATCTACAAATCTTTTAAATGGAATTACCATTAAAGAGGATAAGAAAACAGAGGAAATTGATGTAGGAGTTGCTACATTTGAATGTAGGATAACGTATTCTAAAAAAACAAGAGAGATTGCGGAACAGTTAACAGAAGCTGGAAACTATATTTTAAGAAGTAACAAGGATGAAAAAGAATTTTATACGATCATAAATACAGAAATTGATACTAAGGAACGAGACATCTATATTTATGCTGAAGATGCAGGAATGGACTTGTTAAATGAAATATTAAAAAGTTCAGACGGAGATGGAGTTCAGCGAACTTGTACGGAACATGTTGAATCAGCAATTTATGATAGTGGATTTGAAATTGGTATTAATGAATCGGATGATTCAGTGAAGAAGTTTTTAGAGTTTGATGAGCAAACGGCATCAGAAAGAATCCTTGATATTATGAAGAATTTTGAGTGTGAGGTGTCATATAGTTTCGATATTGATCGTCTGGCAGTAACGAATAAATACATCAATATTTATAAAAAAAGAGGAAAAGATACAGGGATTCAATTGAGAGAAGGGAGAGAAATCGATGGAATTAGCATAAAAAAATCTGTAGAAAATTTGGCAACTGCATTATTATGCACTGGTTCTGAAGATGCTTCTGGAGTGAAAATTTCTTTGCAAGACTACAAATATGATGATGGAGATTTTTATGTTGAAGGGCATTATTTAAAAAGCAGAAAGGCATTAGCTAGATGGAGTAGGTATGTAAATCCTGATGAGCCAAACAAAATAGACAATGCTGGACACATTGTTCAAACATTTACTTATGATACAGTTGATCAAAAAGAACTTTGTGAACAGGCAATCAAAGAACTGAAAAAGAAATGTGATATTGAAAGAAATTATGAAATTGAAATCACGCATCTTCCAGAAGATATTAAAATCGGTGACATTGTAAATGTTGTGGATGAAGCTGGAGGACTTTATTTACAGTCTAGATTATTAAAACTTGAAATATCAATTGTTGATGGAACACAGACGGCAACACTTGGAGACTATTTAATCAGAGAAAGTGGTATTTCAGAAAAAGTTGAGCAATTAACAAATCAATTTAAGAATCTATCAGAAAATCAGACGTTATATACCTGGTTTGCGTATGCAGATGATTCTTTTGGCAATGGAATATCATTGGAACCAGAAGGGAAAGAGTATTTAGGGACATGTGTGAATCAAAGTGTCAAAACACCAGATATCACAAAACCTGAAATATATAAATGGACAAAGATAAAAGGAGAATCGGCAACACTTTTAATGATTGATTCGTCACAGGGATTAGCTTTTAAAAACAATGCTGTTTCGACTATATTATCAGTAATTATATATCACGGAAGTATACAGATTACAAACATCAGTAAACTAAAAGAAGTATTTGGCAACAATGCTTATATACAGTGGAAATGGAAAAGAACTAATGAAGAATCATATGGTATTATATCATCCAACGATTCAAGGCTTATAAACGATGGTTTTTCGTTTAAAGTCAGTCCAGACGATGTAGATGTAAATGTAACATTCACGTGTGAGTTAATAGTTTAAGGAGGAAAAATTAAATGGCAGTTAAAGCATCAAATCAAGCAACTCTTATCGACGTAACGGATGGATATTCAGTCACACTTACAAGTGATTCATATACATTTGTCGGAGGAACAGGCGGCGTTGGATCAGGACAGACATGTACAACAGAAGCAGTAGCATTCTGCGGATCAAATCAATGTACTTCGGTAGCAGTAACAGCAGCAGACATCGTATGCCCTACTGGTATCAGTGCTACAGTAGAAAACAGTGGGACTTCAAAGGTTAAGGTCACATTTAAAACAACAGCTACGATCAGCGCAGCGTGCGAAGCGACAATCCCAGTCGTTGTAGATGGAATCACAATGAATAAGAAATTCTCATTTGCGGTAGCTAAAACAGGTGCCACAGGTGCGACAGGAAAAGGTATCAAAGGAACACCAGTGGCAGAGTATGTCGGTTCCAGTTCTAACACAACAGTACCCACAAGTGGATGGTCCACAACGATTCCATCTGTATCAGCAGGTCAGTATTTATGGACAAGGGTTACAACAACCTATACAGATAATACAACATCTGTAAGTTATAGTGTGGCAAAACAGGGTGCAACTGGCGCGACTGGAACAACAGGATCACAGTGGTATTCAGGTACAGGAATTACAGGTACATCTACGACAGCCACAGCATTTACTGGGTCAGGAGTAGCAAATGCACGTGTAAATGATATGTATCTTAATACATCCACAGGCAATACATACAAATGTACTGTTGCAGGTAATGCACAGAATGCTAAATGGGTATATGACGGAAACATCAAAGGTGTTCAGGGAGACAAAGGAAACACCGGTGCAACAGGTAATGGTATTTCTAAAGCAGATATTACCTATGCTGCATCATCTTCTAATACATCTGCACCATCGAGCGGATGGCAGTCTACACCACCAAACGTATCTGCGGGGCAGTATTTATGGACAAAAACAGTATTTACATACACGAATGGTGGAACGGCAACACAGTACAGTGTAGCAAAGCAGGGAGCAACAGGTGCAGCCGGAGCAGATGCGATCACATTAACAATTACATCATCAAATGGAATAATCTTCAAGAATAATGCTGGATCAACAGTGCTTACAGCCCATGTCTGGAAAGGATCAGTAGAACAGAGCATTACCGATGCAGGAGTATGCGGATCACTCGGTTCCATCAAATGGTATAAAGCTGGAAGCGATACAGCAATTGCAACAGCGAAATCTTTGACTGTTACAGCAGATGATGTAACCAATTCACAGGCATATACATGCCAGCTCGAAGGATAATAAGGGAGGTGTTTGGTGATGGTAAAAGCTAAAGCTGAAATAACAATTTCCAGAATTATAGACATTGACAAAGTAACAAGATATTACTTACTACAGTCTTCCACAGCCACAGCACCATCAAAACCGACATCAAATCCTCCGGATGGAAACTGGAAAACAACAGAGCCGTCGTATACATCAGGTTCTACGAATACATTGTATTTTGTGGATTTAACAGTGATGACGAACGGCTCTTTTAGTTATTCCGCAGTAAGTAAATCTAGCAGTTATGAAGCGGCTAAGGAAGCATGGAATAAAGCTAATAATGCACAGAATACTGCCAATAATGCAGCCAAAACAGCAACGAACTATCTTAAAGGTTCAGAGGATGGTCTGGTTATTGGAAATATGACTGACGAAATCTTAGGATCAAATGTGTTAATAGATCCAGATTCGGTTAACATCCGAGATGGAGACACTATTTTAGCAAAATATTCGGAAAAGAAAATAGAGCTTGGATTAAATTCAGAAGATGCAGTTATTGAATTGTGTGGCGGAGTTGGTCTTATAACATCTCAAGTGGTAGAAGAATCGGAATTTTCAACTGGTATCACAAGGGCGTTATCTATTGAATCTGATTATATTCAGATGAATAAGGCCAGAATCATTGAGTTAGATACAAATACACTATACGGAACGAACGCTGACGGTGAAGGACAACAGGCTAGTTCGTATATTACTCTTAATTCTGGAAAATCATCTAATGGTTTGCATAATTCTACTTTTATAATTGGCGGTTTAGTATATGAGGATAATCTGGATGCATTTATTTCTGGGGATATTAGCAAATTAGATGGAGTATTATTAACAACTAGAGTAACAGGAGCTGACAAGAGTACAGATATTACTATAAGCCATTCATCCACTGATGCAAGTGTTGATTATGAGGGAATGACAATAGAGAGTTGTGACGTTGTTAGATTTCAAAGTAACATAAACATGGAATATTGTATCGGGGTAGGTGTTGGTGGTGGAGGTGTTAACCGCGGCATTCATGATACTTGGGAAGATCACTGGATGTTATATTGTGATCAAAATGATATGTATTTCCAAGCACCAAAAACATCAAAAATCAAACCATATTATCGAGCAGGCGATTCTATACAGTTGTACTATCAAGGTGCAGGATTTGCTACAAGTGATGGTAAACATGTAGTATTTACACTACCAATTAATAAACCAATAGATGCAAGCAATGTAGTTGCATCATCTGTAAGTGGATTTATTGGTAGATCTAATGGTAAATATACACATGGTTCTACTTCATCAACCTATGTTAAACCAGCATCATACGAGGCGGTAATTAATGGTAATGCAGTTAGAGTTTCAATGAATTTTAATAATAATACAAATGTAACTAATAACGCTGCGATCGGTGTAACATGGTCCGGTAAAATAACGTTTAGTTAGGAGAAAAATAAAATGGCATTATTTAAGAAAATAGAACAATCCGATGGAGTTGTGACAGATTACCATCGGATTTTGTTTTTACAGACAACAGTAAACCAGCAAAATTCAATTGTAGTTGTGTCATATGTAAGTTCTGATATTCGCGAGGATGAAAAGAGAAACAGTTTAAACCGTCCATATATGCGGAGTAAGACTTATGAAACTGACTATGATCCAGATATGACAATAGAAGAAGCGTACGAATTTTTAAAAACACTTCCAGATTTTAAAGATGCAGAAGATGTATAAGGAGGCTGACAATGAAAGAAAAACTTGTGAAATTATATAACACAATGAACATGATCGAGACAAAAGGCAGAAATACGAAAATCATGGCTGAATGTCTTGAATATCTGGAAAGACTTATTAAAGATGAGCAGAAAAAGGAAGAACAGCAAAAAGAGACAAAGGAAATTACAGAAGAATGAAATACAATTTAGAGATTAGAGCAGGACCCACAGAGGTCTTATTTTTATGTAACAATTTAATGCAGCAATGATATTAGAAAGGAAGAATATGGCAGATGACGAATACTTAAGAAGGCATGAGCATGAAGAGTTTGCCAAAGGCGTAGACCG